AACAGACCCAAAAATGCTGCCGTAGTGGCAGCAATTAATTCTAAATAATCTTGCACAGACATGGTATAAAGAATACAACAATATTGTTGAATTTTCTGGTCAAGCCAAGTCGCCTAACACCACAATGTCGCCATTATTCACGATCATGACTACTATATCTGAAACTTGTGGTGCGTATGAGTGCAGATATCTTACCCCTGTTATTGCTGTACTTGAACCTGAAATTTTGACACTAATTCTAGTATTACCATTAGTTTTGGCTGTGACTTCTCCGAAGTGTATTGATACTTTGTTATTTTGGTTAGCAATACTTTTGACTATATCCGCAAAGTTCACGATTATGCTCCTATCACTACTTGTTCGCCAGTTGCTATTACTCTAACAGTTCTTGCGGTTGCTGACATATTTCCTTGTGGAGTAAGGGGTATATCAAGTGAATCTATGATTACTAATCTATCTACTTTTGAGCCATTAGATTTAACATAAACTACATCTTGTGCGTCTAAGGTTGGATCTACTAGAGAGTCCCAGTTTATTATCTCTTGGCTACCTATGTAGATATTTAGTAAGTTAATTGCTGCTCGAACTGCCTCCGCTTCAGTAGCAACTAAACTAGTTTCGATAAATACTGGAACTTCGCCAAACACACCAAATCTATAAGTCGGACTAGCAGGGTCTTCGTCCCAAACTTCAACTCTTATTGGGGTTGCTACTTCACTTCCTTCTATTGTATAAACCACACCATTGTAAGTAGATTTAGTTGAGATAGTTCTATTCAGAGAAGTAACTGTTGTTCCACTGCCTTCTATGAAGGTTGCTACAACCACAGAGCCATCAAGAGTAGGAAACTGTTTCATGACTGCTACGCCATTTGGGTCAAAATATAAATCAAATCCAACTAACTCTGCTATCTCAACTGCGTCTTTCCATGGGTCATTGTCTTGCTCTGTTCCTAAAACGATTTTAGTAATCGTCACATTTGTGGTAGGAAACGCTGTTTCAACATCAGGGTATCTATCTTTTAATAAATCTGTAAGAGCACTCTCTAAAGTACCTGCCGTCATCTCATATGCTTCAGTAAATTTGGCTCTTGAAACACGAATAGACCTATCTTCACCTTTGAGTTTAATAGTTACGCCTTCATTAGTGTCTGTTATATTTACTTCAGTAATAACAAATACGCCTAGTGGTACATACTCTTGGGTTTCATCATAGTATTGCACACCTCTATAAAGTCTTAGTTCATTACCAAATGGTGTTAATAAGTCAAAGTCATTATCTGGAACTAAATTAGTAGTTTCTCTGTCGGTGATAAGAGTTACTTCACAGGTTCTTCTAACAGCAGAGCCAGCATCTACTTGAACTGTGCCTTCTGATATATCTATTGTTTGTAACTTTTGATCGCTTGCCCATATTTCGGCTTTTGATATAACGATATGATCAGTAAGTATTGCTGCTTTAAGAGCACCACTCGATGAATACATTACTCATCTACCTCAACATATGCCAACTCTATATCTCTATGTATGGTTGAATCTTGCTTGCTTTCTGCAGTAAAGGTTCTTGCCGTAATTCGAATATACTTTTGATTTTCTAGTGGGTCTTGAACAAGTATTGTTCCTTGATAATTCAGTATAGGATAAAAGTCGTCCCACTCTTCTTCGGTAATTGTTTTAATAGAGTAAATGCCATCTTCTCCTTGTAGTGGTCCAGCAACCACGATGGGTTTAGTTGCGCCCAATGGTCGGAATATTGTGTTAGGTTCTTCAATATTGGTATCTAACTGGGCTAATACTCTTATTGAACCTAAGTTAATATCAGGGTCTTCAACTGCCTTGAACCACCAAGTTTCATCATTGGTGATTAGCACTTGTTGTACTGTGCTCCATGCACTAGGAAATTCATTACTGCTTGAGTCAACGCCTACGGCTCTGGCTCGATAATAAGCAACAACACCTCTTGGTGCTTCGTAATCAACTGCTGTTCCAATAAAACTTGCGTTCGGTGTTATATTTCCTCCATCACGAATTTCGCTATAAATTACTCCGTCATCATCAGACCTGTGAACATCAAAGTATTGGCTAACCAAAGAACCTGTAACTGCTGCTCCTGTTACTGTAAGGGTTGCTTTACCTAATGAACTGTTCCATGCTGCTGAAAGAGTTGGTACTGTTGGAACTGTATTATTTAGCACAAATCCGCTAAAAGCATAATCTGAGAAAAAAGGAGAACCATTTACTACCTTCGCTACTCGAACATATGCTCTATATGTTGCGTTAAGCAGTAAATCTCCTACTACGGCAGTTTGGTCTGATGAGGCAACTTGCCCTGAGTCGTAAGTAGCAGTAGAAGTGGAAGCACTAAATCCGCCAGCACCATATTGGGCTGCTGTAAATACTTTTATTTGATAATAGGCTTGAGTTTCATTATCTGTATCTGCGTACGCCCAAGTAACATCGGGGGCTGCAGAAGTTGTAATCGTTCCTGTTGGAGCAGAAACTGTAACTGTTGGTTGAGCAACAATGTCTATATCAATATAAAGTTCATAAACACTACCTAATACTCCTGTGTCATTATATTCAGTAAACTTTGCCCTCAATCCGTTAATAGTTGTTTGCGACCAGTCTTCACCATTTGGGGCAGCAGTTTGCCATGGTCCAGTAAAAGTTGTAATACTTGTGTACTGACCTCTAATAGCAAGTGCTGAGTGAAAGTAATTTTGATTATCGGCTCTTGAACCCAAGTAAACATTTATTCTACCTGCTGCTGTTGGGGTTGAGACCCTCGCTCTAATTCTAACTCTTTTAACTCTTTGACTTGCAGTAATAGTAGTTGTTCCAAAGTCTAATAATGCACTTGCTTGACCAACAATACTTGTAGATTTAGAAAAGAAAGTGGCGTCTGAATCATCACTAGTTGCAGCATGTAAAGAACCAGAACCACCTGAAATAGTAAATAAAGTAGAACCTGATGCTGTTGCATTTGGACGGACTGTTGTAACTGCCATAATTAACGACTTCTCGTATTGACTGCTTTATTTACGGCATTGGCAATAGTAGTTGCTGTAACTGTTGGAACAACTTTCGGTGTGGAGATATTGACTGTGACTGGTGGTCTAGCGTTCATAACAGGTGAACCATAAAGATTCAGTGACTGAGTTGATGCAAATGCTGTTCTTTGAGCAGGGGTACCGATTTGAGGTGGTGGTGTCACTGGTTTGGCTGCTCGTATAATTGGTGAAGTAATTGGCGGACCATAGATATTGCCAAATGTTGGCATAAGTTTTGGATCAATTTTAGTTTTACCACCTGAGGGGTCAGTTGGTTTGAACCTATTATCTATGGTTGGTTTTGGTGGCTTCTTGCCGCCTTCGCTACCAGCCTGACCAAATGGTGTTCCTACTGTTGGTCCATCACCACCACCACTTGGTCCGCTTGGTTTAGTATCTTTTGGTATCGGGTCACATAAATCTAAAGCATTATTTATATCATCGGCTATGCTTTTGGCTGTACTTACTAATAGTGCTCTTTTTGCCTCTAGTGCCTTAACTAAATTCATAGCCATATCTGTTCCCACTTGACCACCAAATTCGGCAAGTGGCTTGAGGACTGATTCAATATCATCTTTAATAGCAGTCATTTGAGCAGTGATGCTGTCTACTTCGGCTTTAGAGCCAGCCACAAATGCTTGGGCTATGGCTACTGCATTACCATAAAATACAGTACTCATGTCACTACCGAACTTTGTAGCCTGTGTATTTATTTGGCTATAAAGACTATTTATCTGCTTAATTTGTTCTGCGCTTGCAGTAGTTAATAATTGAGCAGTCTCACTTGCTGCTTCTGGACCTGCTTCAAGTAGTTGCTGAATATATTCCTTGCTTAATCCTGCTGCTAATAATTTCTCTATATTTTTACCAAAATTGACTACTTGAGTTAATCTATCTGTAAGTTGTTTAACTATTGAGTCAACGCCTTTGGTGGCTTTTCTAACTTGGCTAATTACCAAACCACTACCAGTTTTAGTAACTTTTAATACGGCATTAGTGTCAGCGTCAGATAATGTAATTAATGCTTTAGCAAAATCTTTGATACCTTTACTTAAATCTCTTTGGAAGGTGGCTTGTTCTTCTAATAATTCTTTTAGGTCTTCTTCGGATTTCTTAAAGGCTTCAACTGCCAACTCTCTCTTACTGGCAAGTCCAACTAGTAGTTTCGTTTGGTTTTGCAAGAAGTCAATTATTTGACCCTTGCCTCTAGGGTCTAGTCCTGTGAATCTTTCTTTGACCGCTTCAACTAGTTCATCATAGGTGCTAATAATTGAATCAACAGTTGCTTCTGCACCACTTAATGCTTTAGCAATGGCACTTGGTTGTCCAAATGGTTGTCTTAACAATTCGCCAAACTTTTTCATGGCAGATTCTCTTGCGTCTAATGCGTCTTGATATGCTTTCTGTGCAGCCCTTAGTTCTTTTTCAGTTTTCGCTGCTGCCTTATTAGAAGTGCCTAATCCTGATAGATCGGGCATACCTGCTACTGTTGTTTCAACCTTTGGACCTTTTACTTTCTTTTTGTTAAGTCCATCAAGATTGTCCGAAAATCCTTCAACTGCGGAAGCAGCATTATCAAAGAAATTACCTATTCCGTTCGTCATATTCTTTAAGCCTTCATAGGCTTCTTTTGCTTGCGGACTAATAAAAGATAGTAACTTGAATAATATCTTGGCTGGACCTGTAATGATATTTGCTAAACCTTCAGCAAATACTCCAAATGCTCTTATTAAAAATCCAGCAACTTTCAGTCCTGCTTTACCTACTGCAATCATTATTTTTCTGAATGCTTCAGACCTATTCCATAACAGCATAAATCCTGCGGCTAATAATGCTACTGCGCTGACGATTAAGCCTATTGGGTTCATTCTCATGACCATATTTAAGCCTTTGAAAACTTTAGTTAATTTGGCGGTAGCAATTGCTTGTGCGCCAGACAAAGCGAGCATTATTTTGTGCACAGCATTAAAGACTTTAACTTGAACAATATATGCACCAACCGCAATACCTAAGGCTATGATTGCTCCAATAAAAACTTGGAATAAAGCAGCATTTCTTTGAATAAATCCACCTATTGCTCCAAGGACTTTTATGAAACCAATTGTGGCACCTATCGCCAACTTAAAAGCAGGAACTAACAAACCTGTAAATATAGGTGCAAATACTGTCGCTATTGCTTGGGCAAAAGTTTTTATATTGCCCAATAAACCAAATATAAAATTAGCAAACTTTTGAATACTTGTTCCATCAGAAAATATTGCTTGAAGTTTAGTTACAACTGGAGATAAAGTTGTGCTCAGTGCATTAGTAACATTTGTTATGACTGGTTTAAGACCTTGACCTAAGGCTTCTTTAGTATCATTGATTGCTAATAAAAACTTTCTTTGAGCAACAGCAGCAGGTCCTCCAGCCTCAGCAGCGAAATTTCTATAAGTTGTTCCCAATACCGAAACGATGGCTGCTGCTCTTTCGCTCTCAGTTCCAGACTTAATCATCTTTTTGGTTTGTGCGTCTAACACGAAACCTGTTTTAGTCAAAGAGCCAAACTGACCATTTAGTGCTTGGGCAAGCCCATTGGTCATGCTTCTAAACTCATCGGCACTAGCACTAGCACCCTTTTCAGCAACTACATAATCTAAAATTGCTGGAGTTAATTTAGCAATGGTGCTGCCATGTAAATCAAAAGTCGCTAATTGAGATTGAACTACTGTTATATTTTGTGCAGATATACCTGTTAATGCTTCAAGGGCTTTGCCTTGTTGAAATAATAACTGTATTCCTTCTTCAGTTGCACCATTGGTATTTAATAAAAGTTTTCTTAATCTTTGTTGTGCTGCGCCAGCCACATTGGCTGCTTGAACTGAATCTTTACCTAATTTTATTGCAAATGTAGTGAGAGCAGTGGCGGCAGCAAATACTCCTAGTTTGAATTTGCCGCCCAAAAAGGAAGAAGTTTTATTGGCAGATGTTTCTACCCGACCAGTTGCCTTTGCGGCTTGGTCCATAGCAGTTGTAAATTGTTTTGTATCTGCTTTAAGACGAGCAAGTATTTCAACAACAGCCATTTAATTTCACTTCCTTCTTCTAGCCTCTTGTTCTTGCTCCCATATCCGCAACCGCTCTAACGCTTCCCACTCAGATAATTCATAAGCGGAAATAGCCTTATAGGTTGAACTGCCGTATAAAAGTTCCTCGACAGTTCTACCAAGGCGTTCTGCTAGTTCGAAGACGAATCTTCGGTAGCCGTTGCGGAGGAATCTTTTCCCACCTCATCGGCACTTTCTTGTGTGAATCCCGATAACCTCATACCAACTGCTGCTAAGCGATCTAATGCTGTTGCTGCTTTGGCAAGCAAGGCTCCTCGGTCTGCTGGCTTAAATATTTGTTCGCCTTTTTCTACATCAAAAGATGTAGCAATTACGATTTCTGGATAAACAAACTGGAGATTAACTCCGCCTTTATTATCGATTGCTAAATCCATAATACGAGTGCGTTCTGCACCTGTCATACCACGAACTTCTACTTTAACGCCCCACTCTGGAACTTCCACCAATTCTGATGGAATATCTTGAGCGGATAAGATTTGGTCTCTAATGGACACGATTTCTCCTTTTGGTCTCGTTGGACTCGGTTATTGGGATTCTATTACTTTTAATTGTTATGCGTAAGCACCACGAGTTACTGCACCTGTTATTTGGAACTCTGCAGAGTAGGAAACAATGTCACCAATTCCTGCTGAGGTTTCATAAGAGGTCATTAGGCACTCACCTGTGTACTTAGTAAATGTAGATGTTGAGCCTTCAGGACCATACTCAAAAGAAACTGAGTCTGACTGTCCTAATATTGCTGCGAGGTGCGTATCTACTGTTGCGTCAAATGAACCTTCAACGCCAATAGTTTGATTCTTGAAACCAACTACATAAGAGCGGTCTGATGAACCAAATGAGGTTGTCTCTAAAACTTCTGCTTCTCTTGGAAATGAAACAGAGTTAAGAGTATTGCTAATGTCGGTAAGTGAGCCAGCAGAATTATCTACTTTGAATACTGCGGCTTTACCATGTCTGAATGTAGGCATTTTTTATCTCCTTGAGAAAGCGATACTGAATGTAATTGAACCTGTACCAGCCGCAGGTGTAACTACTGCCCGCAGATAACGATTAACAGTAGTGCCTGTGGCAACTACTTTGCGCTCTGAAGTTTTAGTACTGGTTGCGACTGTTGTGAAAGTGGTTAAATCAGCAAATGTTGAGTTATCAGCAGAGTGTTGAATTT